CACACCCACACACGTTTAGTTTTAGTCCAAACGTGGAAAAGACTGATTTATAGTTTACTCTATTTTGGCCAAACCAAATCAGTACACCTCCATGGTGATGGTGTACTCTGCGAATTCTTCACTTGCCGCGTGTGATGGAGCAATTCCAGCAAGACCTTCCATGACCAAGTATCCAGACCTCAAGATCCCTGCGCGAACAGAATAAAAACCGTAAGTTGTATTATTGCTTTCGCGATAGTACGTTTCCCAGTTTGTGACTGTCGCTCCAGAAACGGTCCTAATATCCTTGTACATTAGCTTGAAATGATCATCGACTGTCCCGGTTCCTTTTACAACAGCAGTTACTGTCAAGTAAAATCTCTTGTTTTCAATCGATTTAGGAATTTGTCCAATTAGCTTCAACCGAGCCGTGTCTTTTGTGAGCGGATCGAGACCACCTGAAGTTCCTGCGACATAATCTTTCAGCTCAAAAGGAAAGTCGATGCTTCCCCTGGTGTTAGCTCTAAGATATTCGTCCAATGTTGAACTGAAAGTGTTCCCGGCCTTGTATCCCACTGAAGCACACGTGGTGAAACTCGTTGCGACAATTGTACTCGGCACTACGTATGGATACAATAGCTCCACATCATAAGTGCACCATAATTGTCCCAATACTGTTCCACTTGGTAGCGTGAGACCCTCCGTTGCCACGTTAAGAGTTCCTACAGTAGACATTCTCAAATCAGTTTCTGAATTGATACTGAGCGGGTGCCTAATGTAGTACCCACCTTTGGGCATCGTACTTGGGTCGCACTCAATTGGTGCTGCTGCTGACACAGACGGTTTCGTCGACGTTGAGAACATCGAATTCAGCATCTGAGCGGTTGAAGTATATTCTTCCTCCGTGGCATTGTAATTGACTGCTAGCTGCACCGTTCCTGAATTGTTATAATCAGTACTAGTCGTCTTATAGTAGAAAACCATTCCGTGATATTTCACTTTCTGGTATCTGGCTGCAAGTTCTGCAAGCCACGGAAAGAGCGTCTTGTTGTCGACAGCAAGCCTGTAAGACGTGTTATTGAAAGCCTCCGGCGTAGGAGGAGAGATAATGTTTCCAATGAACTCTCTGTGCCTCACCCTAGACCCGTGCTCGCTGGGAGCAAAGGTAGGTATGTTTTGAGCATCTGCTCCCATAACGCTTTGTCTTTGTAGCGTGTTATGACTGACTTGATATGAACCTCTACCTGTGATTTTAGAGATCCCCGTCCCGATAGCTGTTCCAATTGGCCCTGCTATTTGTCCACCTAGAGCGGCGAACGTTCCTCGCGGAATCATGTTCGTCAGTTTGTCGACCTTATCAAGTATTTGTTTGGCCGCCCCTTTAGCCTGGGGCTGGCCCGCCTTCTTTTTCACCATACGCGCTGGTCGGCAGGCGCGTGTATCTTCCATTAACACCGGTCTACAACAGATTCTCGCACTCTTCAATGAATGCAAGAACCATTGCCTTGTCGGGGTGATCGACGAGCTCACATGCGTAGTTCTCAAGAGTAGCTACGGTGAGTTTCTCCTTCGACATTGCGTCGAAAATCGTCTTTCCCACTTCATGCAAGTAGCACGCGGGCCGACCGCGGATTCTGAAGAAAACGTGAGAACAAAATGATATTCTCCGTCCTTGACTTCTGCAAAGTCTCTAACAACGACATTATTTTCGTTGTATCTCTTCATTGTTTCCGCTAATGGAAGTGTTGTCCACTCCACGCAGTCATCGCCATTAGTCTTTACGTACTTCGATCCAGCGTCAAACGCACAAGCCGCTCTCGCGACCCCGTTTGCGCTTGTGGTGATCAAGTTTCCTGACTTCATACCCTGAGCTCTGTTGAGAGCAAAGAAATATCCATCGTCATCAACGCAAAGATTGGTTAGCAACGACCACTTCCACCAGTTCAAGAAAACTTCGTAGTTAGGGTTCCAGTTGAGGCATGTATGCTTAAACACGTCGCAAAACGCGTCCGCACAATCCTCTGAAAATCCTTTCTCCCAACCACTAACGTCGCTCTTTACACATTTGCCGCCGTCTTGTTCGATCGTGCTAGTGTAATACTCAAACCTGTCTAAGACTTTCCTGGGATGGCAGTCAGTAAACCCTACCCCTTTCATATTGGGGCAGAAAGGGTAACAATCGGTCTCAGCCTTAAGGAACTTTGAAAACAAAATGCGGTGAACGAGCTGGTCTGTAATAGACTCACCGTTCACGATTCTTCCATGCTTCTTTGAGACTGGTTCCGGTGCCCCCTTCTTAAAGACCCTGTGCGGGTCTCTTAGGCCTCTGTGATACCAGAGCGCTGGATTGCTCCTGCACTCTGTGAACTCTTTGTCCCTGGACCCTTCTTCAAGAATCGCTTCAATGCGTTCTTTGACACTCCTTGCAAGAGCTGGTCTAAATTCGTTGATGATTGTCGAATTTCTGTTGGAGAGTTGGTGCCAGGGGTAACCTGGGGTCTTGTCTCCGCCGCCTCCTGAAAGGAGTTCTTCGACTGCTTCATCGAATTTTCTGCCAAAGTCGTCAAGTGGGTCACTGATTTTGTGAGCGACTCCACTCTCTGCATAAGCTTCTGAAGCCTTTCTTCGTCCTTCTTCGGACACTCTGATTGGCTTCCTTCCTCTGAAATTGTCTTCATAGCACCATCTGGCGCTTTGTGCTGACTTGTTTGGGAGCTTGTATTCACTGAGGATTCCCGGATTGATTCTTCGAATCCTACTCTCTTGATCCTCGGTGAGTTTTGCTTTTCCTGGTTCGTTGTGCTTCCTTGGTCCTCTTCCGTACACTGTGGCTCCTTCGATTTTGATGTTTTCTGCACAGCAGCCTGGCACGTGGCCTTCAGCCCTGCCGCATGAACACCAAGTCTCTGGCGCGAACGCTGGCCCACCCCGTCCCCCGGCACTTCGGTGGGGCGGGGAAAATGATTCTCTCGATAGCTTTCAGAGTTGTCAATGAC